AAGGTTACGGTCTTTAATCCCGGCTCAAGGCAGCAGGTGGCTGAACGACTTGAAGCTAAGGGTGCTGTATGGTCGGAACTCACGCCTAGCGGCAGGGCGCAGGTGGACGAGAAAACGCTGGCAGAGAACAAACATGTACCGGAGGCTGTGCAGGTCTTAGAGTACCTGTTGCTACAGAAGCGCTACGCACAAGTATCGTCGTGGATAGAACACGTTAAGGACGACGGCAGAGTACACGGGAGGGTTACAACAAACGGTGCAGTTACCGGACGCATGACGCACCAGACCCCAAACATGGCACAGGTTCCTTCAGTTAACTCACAGTTTGGCAAGGAGTGCCGTGACTGTTGGATAGTACCAGAGGGACGCAGGCTAGTGGGTGTTGACGCTAGTGGACTAGAGCTACGCATGTTGGCTCACTACATGGGAGACGAGGAGTTTACTGATGTCCTGCTTAGAGAAGACATTCACACCAGAAATCAAGTTGCTGCGGGACTTGCAACAAGGTCTCAGGCAAAGACTTTCATCTATGCTTTCCTCTACGGAGCAGGAGACGCAAAGATTGGAAGCATCGTCGGAGGAACTGCAGGAGACGGCAGTAAACTTAGGAGGCGCTTTCTACGAAACACACCTTCTCTTGAAGCTCTACGAGAACGAGTTGGAGAAGCGTCTAGGAAAGGTTATCTCGTTGGACTTGACGGGAGAAAACTCTGGGTCAGATCAGAACATAGTGCACTGAATACCTTACTACAGGCAGCAGGCGCTATCGTTATGAAAAAGGCTCTAGTGTTACTGAATGACTACGCAACACAACACAAGATTGACTACAAGTTTATAGGGAACGTACATGACGAAATACAATCGGAGGTGGCTACAGAACAAGCAGAGAAATTCGGCTGGCTCGCAGTTGAGTGCATCAAGGCGGCTGGTATTTCATTTCAACTCAAATGCCCCCTTGACGGAGAATACAAAGTCGGATCAACGTGGGCGGAGACACACTGATGGAGCAGATAGACCTCTGCCTAGAAGATGACCACTATGATTTAGGTGACGGAATCAAGGAATGTAGCAAGTGCAAACAAAAACTCTCACTACAACACTTTTCTCGCCACTCAGGAGGCAACTATCTCAGACCAGAGTGTAAAAAGTGTAACAACGAACTCAGCAAGGTCAGAGAAAGGCTAAAGAAAAAACACGGTATGCCAGCAGAAGGATATACCTGTCCGATATGCTTAGGCACAGAGGAAGATGTCAAAGGCAGAGGGAACACCAAAAACGGATCATGGGTTTTAGACCACTGCCACGAAAAAGAAACCTTCAGGGGTTGGTTATGTCACAAATGTAACAGGTCTTTGGGAGGCTTTGATGATGACATAAATATGTTGGAACGGGCCATCGAATACTTAGAGGATTCAAAATGAAAAAACTTTACTCACTGGTAGACGATATATACGCTGTTGTCGCTTCCAAAGAAGTACCAGAGGACGTTGATCTGTACGATGAGATTGAACGCTTTGGTGAGAACTGCAAACGTCTAATGACCAACCTGTTCACAGAGAAACGTGACGGTCGCAAGCTACGAATGTCAAACATCGGTCGTGATTATCGTTACCTGTGGAACGTAGTGAACAACTCTGACGTAGAAGAAGAGATGACTCCTAACACCTACGTCAAGTTTATGTACGGGCATCTAATCGAAGAGATGCTGTTGTTTCTCACTAGACTCTCAGGACACGAGGTGACTGATGAACAAAAACAATGTGAAGTTGCGGGTATTACGGGGTCTATGGACTGCAAAATTGATGGTGTTGTCACAGACATTAAAAGTACTTCCACTTTTGGGTTTAAAAAATTCAAAGACGGAAGTTTGGCTTATGATGATCCGTTTGGATACGTTGCTCAAATTAAGGGATACGCACATTCCGAAGGTGAAACATCGTTTGGTTGGTTAGCGATGGACAAACAGAACGGACATCTGACGTACCTCTTGTACGACTCTGAGGACACACAGGCTCCTGTTCACGAAAAGATTGGTTACGATATAGAGGAGCACATTGAACGCATAAAAAAGCTAGTGGAGCAACCGGAGCCGCCAGAAGTTTGCCACGAAACCGTACCAGATGGCAAAAGTGGAAACAGAAAGCTCGCCGTCGGTTGTTCTTACTGTCCCTACAAATTTACCTGTTGGCCCGAAGTAAGAACCTTCATCTACTCAAGTGGTCCAAGATATTTAACAGAGGTGTTCAATGAGCCGAAGGTCACGGAAGTCCAAGCTAGGTAACTTTAGATCGGAGTTTGAAAAAGATGTTGCAAAGCAGTTACAACCATTTGGTTTTAGCTACGAGCCGTACCAAGTACCGTACAGAATCGAAAGAAAGTACACACCAGACTTTGTGTACGAGTACAGAGGAAGATCGTACCTCATTGAGTGCAAAGGATATTTTCGTGCAGGAGACACACAGAAGTATAGATCGGTGTCTAAGTGTCTCTCAGAGACACAAGAACTCATATTTGTACTGATGAAGCCTAATCAAAAAGTGAGTAAAAGTACCAAACTTACTATGGCAGAATGGTGTGACAAACAAGGAATACTATGGTATAATATAGATACACTAAAGGAGTTGGTTGATTATGTCTCTGACACTAGAAGAAATTAAGGAGAAGTTGTTGCGGTTTTATGATCCTGACGATCTTCTAGAAGCCCTACAGATTTCATCTGAAGAAATACTAGACAGATTTGAAGATAAGTTAATCAAGAGGTTAGACAGTTTTTATGAGGAACTAGAGGAAGAGGTCGATGCGGAATGAATGGACTTGGTATTCAGACTGTGAGATACGTAAAAAAATCTGTGAAGAGCAGGAATTATCTTCAGAAGAATGCGCAGAGAAGTTTGAGGAGTGTAAAAAAATGTCAATAGACGAAGCAACACCAGAAGAGTGGGACAAGGTTAATAAATCCAAGACCTTCACGGGTAAGCTGTTTCACCCCAGCGACAAACACAACCCTGTGACACAGCCCGATCACTACAACAAAGGAGCGATAGAGGCCATCGAAGCAATCAAGGCGTCCATGCACCCACAGGAATACAAGGGGTATCTCAAGGGTAACTGCCTGAAGTACCTGTGGAGATACGAGTACAAGAACGGCATAGAGGATCTCAAGAAAGCACAGGTCTACCTAGGCTGGTTAGTCAAGGAGGTCGACTCGTGAAAGTAGTAGAAGGTAAGTTTGGTAACAAAGATCAAGAGAAGGACGAAATCACAACATCAGAGTTTCTGTCTGCGTTTGTAGTCAAAGCACTGAAACACGAGGAAGAGGGACGAAAGGTAAAGGTAGCTGTCATCATGTACGAAGACGGCGAGATGTTTGAAGTAGCGTCCAACGAGCAGTACCCTGACGGAGTATACATGTTGCTTCAGATGGCGGCACAAGCAATCATTAACGAAACACTAGGAGTAACGGAATAGATGGACGCATACCAACAGTACATACACAAGTCACGGTACGCTAGGTACTTACCAGAGGAGAAGCGTAGGGAGACTTGGGAAGAAACAGTAGGTCGCTACGTTAACTACTGGGGCGATGATCTGCCAGAGACTGCTCGTAAGGAGGTTTACGAGGCCATCCACAGCCTAGACGTAATGCCGTCTATGCGAGCGTTGATGACTGCTGGTGAAGCACTGGATCGTGACAACGTAGCAGGGTTTAACTGTAGCTACCTACCCATAGATCACCCCAAGGCTTTCGATGAGATGATGTACGTTCTCATGTGTGGCACAGGCGTGGGCTTCAGTGTTGAACGGCAGTACGTACAAAAATTACCAGAAGTAGCAGAGGAGTTCCATGAAACCGATACAGTTATTAATGTGGCAGATTCGAAGATCGGATGGGCGAAATCGTTTAGGGAGTTGGTATCACTGTTGTATTCAGGTCAGGTTCCCAGATGGGACGTTAGCAGAGTACGACCTTCAGGTTCCCCGCTCCGGGTTTTTGGAGGTAGAGCATCGGGTCCAGAGCCTTTGCTCGAACTTTTTCGATTCACGGTGGACCTCTTTCGGGGAGCGTCTGGGAGAAAACTTAGCTCCATTGAATGTCACGATCTTTGCTGTAAGATTGCTCAAATCGTCGTCGTTGGAGGAGTCAGACGATCAGCCCTCATCAGCCTCAGTAACCTCACAGACGATAGACTCCGAAGGTGCAAACACGGGCAGTGGTACGTTGACGAACCCCAGCGAGGACTAGCGAATAACTCAGCGTGTTACACAGAAAAACCAGACTTTGAGGCATTTCTAAATGAGTGGACCAGCTTATATGAATCAAAATCAGGAGAACGAGGTGTCTTTAGTAGAGTCGCAAGTCAAAAACAGGCTTCAAGAAATGACCGAAGAGATGCTACCTACGATTTCGGAACTAATCCATGTAGCGAAATCATCCTCAGACCCTACCAATTCTGTAATCTTTCAGAGGTTGTCGTTAGGCCACAAGATACACTCAACAGCCTCAAACGAAAAGTTCGGGTTGCGACTATCCTTGGGACTCTTCAGGCTACCCTCACAGACTTCAGATACCTCAGAAATATTTGGAGAGTAAACACGGAAGAAGAGGCGTTGCTGGGGGTATCTCTGACAGGTATCATGGATCACCCGTTGCTGTCAGGCAGAGGAGACAAAGGTAAACTCAAGAAGTGGCTGACGGAGATGCGTAATGAGGCTATTGAAACTAACAAGGAGTGGTCTAAGCGATTGGGTATCAACACTTCTGCCGCTATTACCGCTGTTAAGCCTTCGGGTACTGTTAGTCAGTTGGTCGATAGCGCTAGTGGTATCCATCCTCGTTATTCTGCACAATACATACGAAGAGTACGCGCAGATGCTCGTGATCCACTTTGCACCGTCCTAGAGGCCGCTGGTGTCCCTGTAGAGGACGATGTGATGTCACCCAGTACTAGGGTATTTAGCTTCCCTATCGCCTCTCCAGAGGGCGCTGTGACAGCCTCAGAGATGGGTGCTATGGAGCAGTTAGAGCTATGGGAGATCTATCAGGATTACTGGTGTGAGCACAAGCCGTCCATGACTTGTTACTACCGTGACAACGAGTTTCTGGAGGTGGGACAGTGGCTGTACAACAAGTTTGACAAGGTTTCTGGTATCTCTTTCCTGCCTTACTCAGACCACACGTACCAGCAAGCACCTTACGAGCCTGTGGACAAAAAGACGTACAACGAGTTAGTTAAAGGCTTCCCCACTAAGATCAAATGGGATATTAGTGAGGAGTCTGATATGACTGAGGGTAGTCAACAGTTGGCCTGTACCGGCAACAACTGTGAACTCTAAGTTACTACGGTACGCTCTAGTTGGGTTGCTCTTCGGAGCGCCCAACGCCTCTTCTGACACCCTAGTGCGTTCTGGTTGCGCTAAGAACTATCCGGGTGTCCAGTGGTCTATCTACGAGGACACAGAAGGTAACAGGTACGTAACCAAAGACCCTAGGTCACGTAAGTGTGGGTTCTCCCGTAAACTCAATCTGTCTCTGGTAAAGGAATCTGGAGACAGGTTTGACCCTGTGGTTATCTCTGTGGACTACAAAGATATGCTAGGCCGTGAAGAGCCTT